AGAACCAGAATGATCTCCATCTGAATCATTAGCAGTCCAATGAACAGTTGTTACAACATCAGATAAACTTCCTACAGTTTTCGTTGCATCTAAAGAAAGAACATCCCAAGTAACAGCCATAATAAATTTTAAAATACTTTAATTATATATTAAGTGTTTTCTTGTTCAGAAACACCATCAACTTTTTTAAGACCTTCTACTAACTTTTGATTACCAACTATTTTAGTTGTCAGTTGATTTAGTTCTTGTTGTTTTGCTTGTATATCAGCTTGGATCTGTTGTGCCTGTTGTATTTCAGAATCAAGAATAGATTTTGTTTCTTCGTATAGTTCTTGTGGCGTCATAAAAATTTTATATGTAAACGTATTATATTAGGCTGCTTCTAATGCAGCAACTTTGGTTTCCAACACCTCTATTTTAGTAATAGCTTCCTGTAATGCAGCAGTTAATAATGGGATAATTTTGCTTTTGTCAAGTTGTTGAACAATAATTTCACCATTTTCATCAACGGCATCTTTTGTGCCTGTTACCGCTTCAGGAATTGCTGTTGAAACCTCATGTGCTAAAAATCCATCAACTGTTCTATTTGTATCTTCTTTCCAATTAAACCTTGAAGGTTTTAATGTTTTTAACCTTGTAATACCATCAGATATTGCAACTACATTTTCTTTTAATCTGTAGTCAGAAGTTTCATTAAAAGCAAGATCTGTTGCTCCATTTGCTGTAATACTTCCTCTTACACCTGAGTCATTTCTTTGAAATTGGATATAAGAACAAGTTCCACTTGGCGTACCACTAACAAAACCTTTGATCACCATACTCAACCCATCGTTTGCTTCGGATGAAAACCTTATACCAAATACATCGCTAACAGTAGAATTTATTACAAATCTTGAACCTAAACCACTTCCATCTGTAGTATTAACAAGTACTTTTCCAGCCGATGTTACGCGAAATCTTTCTTCGGAAGCTCCACCACCAGAGTTAGTATGGAAATTTAATGCTGATGAGCCACCAGAGGAATAAGAACCAATAGTTGCTATACCTTGATCAGTTTCATAATATAATTGAAGTCCATTGACAATTCCTGTTGTGTCAAAAGCCTCTGTCGTTCCAGAGATTATAACTTGACCATTGAAATCTATAACTAATGCTTCATTTGAAATTCCGTTTCCAAAATCGTTAGAAGTCCCAAAACTTAAAAGAGTGCCTGAGTTTGTTATTTTTGTTGCAATACGACCTATAGGATTATCACTACCTGTATATGTAAAATCTATTGCACTATATTCACCACTTGCAAAATCACTATTTGAAATACAAAATGCACCTTTTGTTGTGCCTGTAAAAGATGTTAAATCTTCGTCAGAAACAATATGAAGAGGTCTTGTTGGAGAAGCGTGGCCTATACCAATCCGATTATTACCAGCATCAACATAAAATAAATTAGCATTTGTATCGCCTTCAATCCTAAAATCTACATCAGCACCATCTTCATTAAATACTGTTGTAGCTCCTAACTCCATCCTTTCTACACCACCAGTAGTGAAATTTAAAGTATCAGCAGCAGAACTAAAAATACCTGTGTTTGTGTCGTCATCAAAGAATAGTGAGGGACTTGAAACTGAACCATCTGGCAAAGGCAAAGTTCCATCAAATTTTCTTAAATTAACAAAAGCGTTATTTGCAGCGTTTCTAAGTTGCAACATTGAATCTGTTGTATTTGCAAAACTTTGA